TTTGCAGTGCTAAATCCTACCGATAAAGTAAGAGTTACATCTTTAGTAGTAGTATTAAATCCAACTGTACTAATACCCACACCATTAGAGTTACCTGTAGGTATAATAATTGGAGTAACTGGACTTATGCCTGTAGTATTATTGAGGATCTTAACTTGAGAATCACCCAATGTATACTGCAAATCTATATCTTTAATTTGCTTTTTAGTTTCCCCATCAAATAATAATAATGTTGGAGCAACAGCATATCCTTTTCCTACTGAAGCAATTCCAATAGATCCTATAGATGCCAAAGACTTCAACTGCATTACTTGAGGTAATGCTACAGTTGGTCTTAAAGTAGTATCAGATGGGAAATTAAAACCAATATTTTGTATCTTTGTTTTCTTGATACGACCAATACTAGAACTTCCAACACTTATAACCGCATTACTACCAAATTCAGTTGTTATTGTATTAATTCCAGGTAAAGAGTAGTAATTTTGCCCACCATTTTTTATTTGGAAATCAGAAACTGGACCATATGCAGTTTTGGAATTAGTATCATATTGAATAAGAGAAGTTAATGTAGAATAAGTTGTTTTTTCTGGATACTGACTTAAAGTGTAACTAAAGGCATTTGTTGATCCAACAGCAACAACAATAGGATGATTTCCATTAAATTTACTTTCAAAAGTTTCAACTTGACTACCACTAACAACTTCATCATCTACTACAATTTCCTTTTTAACAAGAGGTAAATTATTTTCATATATTGGTTCAAGTCTATAATATAAATTTTGAGGAATGTTTTTATTAACTGTTAGTGAAACTTTTGCATCAGCAGAAACACCAATTTTACCAGTTTTCTTAACTTCAAATGATACACTGTCTGAAGTTTTTTCCCATAGATCTGTGAAGGTATCATCAGTATAGAAATTAAATTCAAATGCAGAATAAGAACTTCCTTGACTATCATATCCTAATGAAGGATCAGAAACATCAAATTCTACAGTAGAATCTTTATAAAGATCTATATGAGGATTAACAGCAGAGAATGATCCTGAATCTGCACCAATAATATTAAAAGTAACTGGATTGAGTAATTTGGATTGATAATATGAGGGAGATAATTTAATATTATTATTATCAATTTTTACAATATAATAAATTCCATTATTAATAAGATTACTTGTATTTGAATCAATATTACAAATTGCCTTATCACCAGTATTAAATCTATGATCTTCTATTGTAATAGAATTATCATTGTTATTAACATCTACTGCAGCAAATGTTCTAGGATCTATTACTAACCTTCTATTAAAATCATTATACTTAACAACAATAGAAGTAGTAACTCCAGGATTAATATTAATATCAACAGTATTTCCTGAAATTAATCCATGAGAATCACCTGTTGAAACATTTACTTTATTTCTAGTAATATCACCTGTAATTGGTTTATAGTTAGTTTTAAGACTATGCTTAACTCCTGTTCCAATTCCAGTAAATGCTAAAGTAGTAGAATTTCTA